TCACATCATAGCGGCGGGCAGGAATGATAATTTGCGCTGCGTACTTCTGCGCCCTGCCGCCCGTTCCGATAACAATACCGTTTTCGCTGTCAATGCAAATATCCAGCGACACTTCAAAATCTCTTTCCCGGCTTGCCAGATTTACGGAAAGTTCATCATCACCGAAAATAATCTTCTTACCCTTTACTTCGTACTGAATGTGATTTCCGGGCATTTTCTCAATAACCTTGATTTTTGCCATTGTTTTATCTCCTTCCTTCTTTCACTACTTCACGGGTCCTTGCGGCTATGATTTCCGCTGCTTCCCTCTGCTCCGGGGTTCCTCTCCCCTTTACTCCAAAAGACTGCAACACATACGCTTCATGCTGCTTTCTTTCTTCGCTCCTGATAATGACGTTTGCCCTGCTCATTAGTAGAAGCCCCCTTTCACAAACACTTTCAACTTGACTTCCGCTGCGCTTCCCGTGTAGGCAACTTTGAAGCCGTTTGCCAGCTTCTCTGAAATTTCAATATCGCCTACGCAACCGCCGCTGTACTCCATGACTTCCGCTGTTACGGTATAGTCAAGATGGTTCCTTGCGTTTTTCAGTGCAACGGTACGCACGGAATTATTGAAGGGGTACTGCTGGTTATTTGTCAGGGTCAAAACGATAGTTTCCCCGGCTTCATCTGCTGCCTGCTGCTGCATATGGATTCTTTCAACCGCAAGCAACGCCGCAAGCTCCCCGGCATTTGTTATGCCGTCTTCCATGTGATTGAAGTTTGTTGCGCTCTGCGGGGTCCCCTGCTGCAAAATCTCACCTTCTACGGCTTCATGTGTGATAGTGCCGTCGCCGTTGTCGGTTTCAATGTAGCGGTTCTCATGCTCTGTAACATGGTCCTGCCACTGTTGCCATTCGTACATGGTTTATACCTCCTGTTCTACAAATCGGAAGACAAAACGGTATAACGCCCCTTCCTGAACATTGGAAAGCTCTATTTTTTCCGTTTTGTCTGCCCACAACTGTTTATTCTTGTTGTAAAGCTGAACCCTCTCAATCGTTGCCGCCGTCCCCGCCTGCGGCGTAATGTTCAGGTATACCGCCACCCGCCCGTCTTTCAGGCGTTCCCGCCTGTGTATTGGAATCTGTTTCACTTCCCCGTTTACCGTGACTTTCGCAAAAGCAATATTGTTGTCCAGAAAGTCCTTGAAGTCCTCTATTGCCTGTGGTGTAAGCATGATTTTTCACCCCCTTTCAAAGTTTTCTGCGGCTTCCGCACGGTTTACTTTTATGTACAAATACCGCTGCTTCCACCGTGCTTTCAATTCCTCCGCTCCCGGCTCCCTCTTCCGTGTTCCTTCCCGGCACGGTTCCGGCAGCTTTTACGGTATATATAAAGCCTGCGGCTTCATCTTCTGCCGCAATCCCGGCTTCGGAATTGTCTGTTACAATATTTCTTCCGGGCTTTGTCCCGGCTGCGGGCATTGTGAAGGGGAAGCCCTCTGCTTCCCCTTCTGCTGATACGTCAATGCTGTTGTTTTGGAACCTTGTGTTCCTGTCCGGGGCGGTTCCTGCCGCCGGGACAGAAAACGGCGTTCCCTCCGTTTCTCCCTGCGCTTCAATGACTGTCCCCGCCGCTGCCCCTCTGTGGCTTCTCTGTGGCTCTTCTCCGGCTCTTATCCGTCCGGCTGGTGTATTTGTATGCCCGAAAGCATTTGAAGCCGTTTCTACGTCAATTTGCGTGTCCCCGTGCCTGAATATATGGCTTCTATACGGGTACGTCCCGGCTTGCGTCGGCAGGAAGATAAAGCCCGCCGCTTCCGTCCCTATGACAACCGCACTTCCCGATTGCACGCCCCTTCTTATCCTCTGCGGATATGTACCCGCCAGCAGGCTCCCCGTCGCCGGGTTCCTATACAGAAAGAAGTCTGCATGCGTTTCTATGGTTATCCCCACGCCCGCCTGATACACAACTTCGTCTAAGTGTGAAGAAAGCCTTTTGTACATCATCACGGCGTTTATAATATCCTGAAAACTTGCCGTCACCCGGTTTTCCGTAACGTCGCACACAATATGAAAATGGTGGGGCTGTCCTTCGTACTGATACCATTCTTCAACTTCACTTTGCGGGTATAACGCCCCCAGTGCCTTTTCTACAGCGTACTTTGTCCCCATTTTTTTATGTACTCTTACGCTGCCTTTCAGAATATCCCGCTTTACTTTCAGCGGGTATGAATAATCGTACCAGTCAACGTGCATATCGTATGCCAGAATGTCAATCAATTCTTCCGGCAGTTCGTCTATACGGGAATATATCAGCACATTTTCAATTTCTCCGCTGACCGTCAGGGCTTCCTTTGTCACCGCTTCCGCAATCGCCTTGATTTTCGGGTCCTGCTTCAACGCCCCCGGCAGATAGTCCGCAAAATTCACCGTGTACATATCCCGCCCGGCGTTCCTTATTCCTTTGGGGTTAGGCATTTTCTACACCCCCGTTCAAAACCTTCATTGTGTCCCGGACAATCCTTGCAACGTGTGTTTCCTCTACCACCTGAAATGTCGGTTTTCTTACTTCTACCCGCTTCACGCCTGCTGCCATGATTAACTGCGTCAGGTATGACGGGTTTATGTCCCTTCCCATTTTCCCGGTCTGCCATTTTATGTATTCTTCCACCGCTGCCCTTGCTTCCCTGTCTGTAATGCTTGTGCTTGCCTGACTGTTTCGGTTTATGTAATATGTCAGGTCTATTTCAAACGGGTCTTCCTCCGGCATTGATACCGTGACAATATCCGTCAGCGGGCGCACGTCGGAAGCGTTCAGGGCGGCTTCTATTTCCTCCAGAACTGCCTGCGTCGGCTGTTCCCCGCCTTGTAACAATACCCTAATATCTACCACCCCGGCTTCCGGGCTTGTTGCCGCAACGTCAGCTATTGCCGTGCTGACTGTCTTTGTGTGATAGATATAGCCGTTTATTGGACCCGCTGTTGAAAAGCTCTCCATGCTCTCCCTCATGCGCTCATAGTATGAAGTGTCGTCTTCCTCTCCTGCGCCGCCCTCTGTCTTTGTCACGTTTTCAGCTTTTAAATAATAGTCGTAAACGTCAACAATTTCTTTCACCTGCCCAGGCGCAAGGTTATTCCCGACAATTCCCGCTGTCTGGCATTTCCCGTTGACTTCCCCGTATGTTTCCCCGGCTTTTATTTCAAGCTCTTCCGTGGTTTCAAATGTGATTTCCCCGTCAAATGTTATCCGTGTCCCCTGCGGGACAATTACGCTTTGATTCTGCGCCGCCGATATGTAGCAACGGAACTTTGCGACGGCAGGCGTGGCTGGCAATCGTTCAATATCCTTGAAAAGCTCTGCAAGGCTGTCTAAATACTCCCCTTTTGCATACCGGGGAACATTCTTTTTCGCCGTTTCGTTTATCAGGACCCTTTGTTGTACAATAATAGCGGCGCACCATGCAATAAAAAGACGCTCCGGGGAAGCCGGATAGACTTTGTATTTTTCCCGCTTTCCCTGCTTTACCAGCTCTTTGTTCACCAGCTCTTCATAAAGCGCAATCATATTGCTTTCAATCGTTTCTGTGTCCGTTTCCAGAAACTCAATGTCCGGGTATTCCCTTTCAGGTTTCTTCATTTTCCGTCTGCACCCCCTCTATTTCTATTATTGGTATCAGCTTCCCCGTGAAAGCATTTTCTTCAAAGGTTATATCCCCCAGAATCGCCCGTGGCTCATATTCTTCAATCTGGTCATATAATTGTCCCACCATGATATTTTTTACTACGGGCAGCGGTCTTCCTATCAACTGCCCCGGAAGCCCCAATGCCCGCAGCAAAGGGCAGGTATTTTCCCATGTATCTATTATGATTGCTACATTCTGCAATACTTCCTGATATTCATTTTTCGGGGATAGGTCAATATTTTTTAAAAGTGTTCCGTCACCTCTGATAATATCCATCTTTATCACCTTTTCGGGTACTCTTTCAGGGTCACTTTTATTTTTGCCGCCCACAAATTTCCTTTGTTGTCGAACCGCTGAAAGTCAACCGTCCCTTTCTGCATTACCCACTTGTAACTGCCGTATACTTTGCCGCCGATTACAAGCCGTTCTGCATATCCTTTCCGTACCATCTTCCGCAGCTTCTTTATTTCCTTCAAAGGGTTTACCCCTAGAAATACAGATAGCACCATAGAAAATGATATACTTTCAATGCCGGGTCCCATGTATTCTAACAGGTCAGCTTTTATGTGCCTGTCGTGCGTTGCATAGTCGGCGGAAAAATCCCAATTCATGCCGTCAAATGTTTTTACCGTATTTTCCGACACACTGAAAACAAGGTCCCCGAAACTCCCGATTTTTGCCATTACATCACCTTCCCTACAATGTACCCTTCCCCGTCGCCGTCTGGAATCATCAGGCACAAAACAAGGTCCCCTGTCTTCGGAATCCATTCTGTCAAATATGCTTCGTGAAAATGCCCTGCTTCCGTCTTTGTTTTGTTCCCCGTTTTTTCCTTTTCTCCCGGAACTATGATTCTGGGTCTAACTAATATGTGTAGTTCCCCGGACACAATGCCGCCTTTGTCCCCGAACTTCACACGGGCTTTCATGGTCCCGGCGTTCACGCTCTGCACGGTTCCTTTTCGGATTAAGTTTTTCAGTTCGTTCATATCTGCCATTAGTACCCCTCCAAAACCTGCTTTAAAGAAAGGTCTACCGTGTAGCCCCCTGTCAGGCTATGTTTTGCCTGCGTTACCTTATATTTTCTATCGAACTTCTGAAAGCCCTTTAATTTTACGGTCATTCCTGCTACAAATGAAACGTCGCCTACTACCTTCAAACTTGCTGTAAATTCCTGTGTATTCTTTTCCCGCAGACGTTTCTTTGCCAGTGTCTTTGCTTCCTCCGTGTTTCTGACTTTCTCGTTTATTTCCAGAACCTGCCCTGTCCCCGTGCTGCTGTCCGGCGTGTATGTATATTCAATGGTTTCTTTGCTGTCCGGGTCCGTATAGGAAACATGACAACTTGTGTACGCCGTATCTGTCAGGCTGGTTCCCAATTTGTAGGATATAATATTTTTATCCCCGTATTTAAAAGTCTTTGTTGCGGGTTTTGCGTCATACTCCGCAGCGTCATATATTACAATTTTCAGCGTTGTCACCTTCAACGCCATTCCTGCGGCGTGGCATAGCTCCTGTAAAAACTTAA